ACGGCTCGGATTATGCTCAGTCGGTGCGCGAGATTGGTGACGTGCCTTCAATCGTGGAACGTGGCGGATTGATTGCGTCCGATGATTGTGGTGATTATTCGGCTCACGGTTTGAGTCTGCCGGATGTTGACCGTGAACGTGGTTGGGTGTTGTCGTGGGAGCATGGCGGCATGGTTGTGTCGCGTGACGTGTCGTTTCTGACTCCAATGGAGCAGGATCATCCTGAGATGTGTGAGACTTATGATGATCTGCCTGTTGTCGAACCGGTGGCGCCTGTCGTACAGTCGGTTGAGGTTGTCGAACCTGAGCCGGTTACGACTGAGATTCCTGAGATTCCACCGCAGACGGAACCGCATGAGGTTGTCAGGACTTCCAGCGCGGTCATGGTGCGCAAGGTGGTGATTCCTGGCGGTAAGTCGGTCAAGGAACTATCCGACGTGTTCGGCGGGTTCAAACATAAGCCGCGTGGTTTCCGTGATTCCACGGGCCGTCGTGTGGCATATGTCGCGTTCGACGGTACCGGTGGCGTGATCGCATACCGCGACTATTACACGCAAGGCGTTGATACGCAGCTGGAACAGGATATAGCCGACTATCTCGCCGCCCATAATCTCAAGCTTGCTGCGTGACATTCTCCCCCGCCTTACAAGAGGCGGGGGCTTCCTGCTCAAGAAAGGGGCAACAATGCGAAAAGCGACATTCGTTAGAAAATACCACGGGCACGGATACGACGCCCATATGGTCTATCTTGTCTACAGCTATCGCGGGCACGAATACACGGTGTACGAGAACCTAGCCCAAGGCAACGAGCCGCTCGCGTGTCAACACCGCAATGAACAAAGCCAAATAGACCAGTTGATAGAGCAGGAAGAGCAGGAAAAGAACGCGAAGCCGAAGCCATGGCGTTATGAAGATACCGCGCAATATGCCTTCGACCAGTTTCTGAACTATGTCAATGGTGAACCGTCGGACTTCGACTAACCGGTGGCACCCACTGCGGCGGGGCGCCCGCATGGCGCGCCGTGGTCTGGATGGCAGGGCTGGCGATGGATTGCAGAGATTCTTGAATGATGGATGATTTGAAGTCCAACAGAGCTGTTGACCGAGAAAAATAGTGGGGGTGGTTTGAATCCGCCCCCATTCATATGCCATTGTAGATCACTCAGACGGCGCTCACCGCAGTGTGTAGCCAATTATCCCCAATCCGGTAACTGTTCGTCTTCTACCTGTAGTTCCGTGTCCTCGCGTACGGTTGCTTTAATATCGTCGTTGACTTGGTTCGACAAGTGCATGATGATGTGAACGTCTCTCCTGTACCCCAATGGTTTGGGTATGTCTTCTTCACGGAAGTGGTAAGACGTGAAACTGGGCATGATGGCGTAGTCAGCGCGGATTTTTTTCAGCTTGCCCGACATGACGGTGCCATGCTTGCCGTTGATTGTGATTCGCTTGCCTAAGTGCGTGGCGTTCAGATGGTCCGCTGTGATTGTCTCGCTCATTCCGCGTGGTCTCCTAGTTCTCGTTGGTAATTCTTTTGAAGGATGTTTCCGGGCGTGGGAATGTGGTGCCGTTGCTGTTCGTGATCCGTTCCAATTCCATGAACTCTTCGACCGACATGGTGACGCTTATGTTAGTGCAATCATCGGTTATCCTGACGTATTTGCGCGGTATTGTAATCAGTTTGTAGTTTTCGTCACGGAGTTCGTCATACGTATCGATGATTTGCAGGGTCACGCCATTCATGACGTTCGCCCATGTGGTTATCAGTCGTGCGGGTTTTGGCGGACGCTCTTCCTTGTCGGTGCTTTGATAGTGGAATCCGAGTTTTATCAGCTTGTTTTCCAGTTCGTCTGTTTCCTTGGTGAAGTCGAGTACTTTCATTGTGCCTCCTTGGTGGTGTTGTCCTGTGTCGTGTCGTCGCCGCTCATTCCGCGTAGCCTCCTATGTATTCCCAGTAGTTCGCGTCCACGATGAATTCATCGATCGGGAAAACATCGAAGCCTTCACGGTCGAGTTCATCCCAACGATGATCCGCCTGCTCGAATGTGGAATAGACGCCCATTATGCTCACGTACTCGCCGTATTGGGCAGCCAGGCTCCCCCTCATGGTGGAATACGGATACCACCTATCTACCGGGTTGAGCGTGTAATCCCTGTATTCGTCCCTGTCCACAACGTTCGCAGTGACGACGTAGACTCTCATGATTGCTCCTGTCTTGGGTTGTCGAATATCTGTTTGGCGAGTGTTCTTGTTGTCGGCTCATTTGCCGGTGCTGCCGAATCCGTTTTCGCCTCGTTCGGTCGAATCCAGTTCGTTGACTGGCTCGAATTGCATGTGCGCGTATGGTAGGAACACGATCTGCGCTATCCGGTCTCCCTCATGGATTTCAAACGCCTGTTCGCCCATGTTTCTGAGGATTACGCCGACTTCGCCACGATAGTTTGCGTCGATTACACCAGGCGCGTTCATCACGGTGATGTTGTGTTTCAACGCCAAGCCTGAGCGTGGGCAGATTAGGCCGACGTATCCGGCTGGAATAGCCATATGCACGCCCGTATGCACGAGCGTCTGACTGCCAGCGCAGATGATCGTGTCCTCGTTGGAACGTAGGTCTGCTCCACCATCGTTCGCGTGAGCGTAACTGATGTTATTGGTTTTGCCGCTGATTTTCATTTAGTCTCCGAACTTTTCGAGTATAAGTACGCCGATGATGCCGATAATCCAAGCGATTATCAGGATGATTGTGATACCGGCCAGTGCGAGTAGTGGTATCCAAATGGGTGCGAGCACCCATATCCACGAGTATGGGAATTGGCCCCCGATTTTCAGGAGTGCCAACATGCCGGACAACAGTAGGAGGATTAACGAGCAGTCGATGTTGACTCGCATTATTAGTCCTCCGTGTAGAAAGTGAGCGTGTGGAGCTTTTTCTTCGCGTTCAATTGCTCTCCGAACATGCCGTACTGTTTGACTGGTTCGATCACGTCGCGCATGTGATGCGCGTGATAGGTGATGGTCTTGCCCTTGTCGGTGATGCTGATAGTGGCGGTCATCGGATGACTTCTTCCACTAGGGCGAGATTGCTTGCCTGAATGGTTTTGCTGACGCCGTTTCTAAGGTTCTTGAATGTGAATGAAAATGGTTTCATGCAGTTCTCATCTTCGAAGTCGATGATGCATTCCATGTCATCCCAACAGCTAATCCATGGAGAGCCGACCAGTCTGGGTTCGGCGTGAGTGTAGACGATGACGCCTTTCTCACGGTCGGTGTGCGAGTATGCGAATCCGAGATCATTGAGTTTGACCGCGTATGGCGG